TATCGTCGGCTTAAATGTATATCATGAACCGCCGTATGCGGAACCGCACGTACGGTGGTGTGAGAGGACGGAGGTCGCAAGACCTCCTCCTACTCGATTAAACTGGTTGCAGTTACCATCATTTCTGCTACCATTTTTGCTAAGTTGGTCGTGATTGCGGCCGCATGAGAACCCGCCGAACTGAGCGGGTTTTTTTGTGCCTGAAATTCCTCGCCGTGAGGCGACACGCTACCGCTGTGAAGCGGGAGGCTTCCGACCCGGCGGACAATCCGGGTACCAAATTCCTCAAGCCATTCGTGAGAATCGCTATGACCCCTTTCTATGACGAGCTGATCCAGCAGGCAGCAGAGAAGCATTTGCCTGGTGTTGATTGGCGCCTCCTCAAAGCGCAGTACATGGCCGAGTCCCGGCTTGACCCGAATGCGGTGTCACCGGCTGGGGCTCAGGGTATCGCGCAGTTCATGCCAGGCACTTGGGCTGATGTTTCCAAGGAGCTTGGATACCCGGCTGATATCACCCCGTTTGATCCAGAGGCTGCCATCCCTGCAGGTGCCTACTACATGGCCAAGCTCCTGAAAGGGTGGACTGCACCGCGACCAGAAATCGATCGCTACTGTTTGGCTTTGGCCAGTTACAACGCCGGCTATGGTCACTTGCTCAAGGCCCAAAAGGCTGCAGGCGGTGCGAACGACTATGCCCGCATCATCCGTGCGCTTCCGCAAGTCACCGGCCACCACTCAGCCGAAACAACCTCGTATGTAAAGCGCATCCTCAATTACTTCAATCAGATGGTGACTGGGTGATGCCTGAAAAGGATCCAACGAGCTATCAGTTGCTCACGTATGCCTGGGTGATGGCGCTCGCTTCATGGGGTGGGTTGGTCAATTACATCCGCAAGGTAAAAGCCGGCAAAGCGGAAAAATTCAGCCTGATGGAATTGGTGGGTGAAATTGTCATTTCGGCTTTCACTGGTGTTCTGACGTTCTGGTTGTGTGAGCTGGTCAACTTCCCTGATCTGCTGACAGCTGCGTTTGTTGGTGTGAGTGGCCACATGGGAAGCCGTGCTATTGCCCTGATGGAAGACTCATTCAAGAAAAAAATGGGGGTGCGTTGATGCCTAAGTCAATTTTCGCCCTGGTGATCACTGCAGCCATTGCTGTTTCGGGTTGTGCGGCGCCACGCTTGCAGGACGGTTACCAGCTTGGTGATCTGTCCGGTACTGCGGTCGATGGCACAGTGCATGTACTGACGCTCCAGCATCGGTACTGCACAGAATCAGATCCGGTTGCGCGAGCAATCCTGCTGCGAGTGATCCGCACGGCTGTGCCGGGGTATCCCGCTGATGGGTTATGCACTGATCTACTCGATGTTTTGGGTGGCGACAATGCCGTTCCTGACTGAAGAGCTGCATGTAAAAGCAGCACCCGATTCATCATGGGAGCTGACAAGGCCGGTGATCTACGAAACACACGAACACGACCTGATCACTGTGCCGGATGGATTCATTACTGATCTGGCATCGGTCCCGCGCCTGGCTCGCCCTGTGGTATCCGTCCATGGCGACCATTCAATGGCTGCTGTGGTGCATGACTACCTGTACCAGAACAGGATCGGCACTAGGGCATGGGCTGATATGGTTTTCCGCCAAGCGCTGCAGGACGTTGGCGTAGGCACAATCAAGCGTTACTCCATGTGGGCCGCAGTCCGTGTAGGCGGATGGCTCTACTGGAACAATTGATACAACTCAGCCGCCCGAGAGGGGCCGCTACTATGGCAAAAAAACTCACCGATAGGCGGCAGCGCTTCGTTGAAGAATACCTGATCGACCTGAACGCCACTCAGGCTGCAATCAGGGCAGGGTATAGCGAGAAGACTGCTGACCGCATCGGTCCTCAGCTGCTTGTGAAAACTTGTGTTGCTGAGGCAATCAACGCGGCCAAGTCGGAACGCTCACAGAAAACCGCCATTGATGCGACATACGTGCTGAATCGTCTGGTCGAGATCGATCAGATGGACGTGCTGGATATTCTGGATGATGACGGTCACATGCGTCCGGTCAGCCAGTGGCCGAAGGTGTGGCGTACCACGTTGTCTGGTATGGATATCAACCGTCTGAGCACCATCGGCAAGGGCGACGATGCGATTGAAAGCGTACTGCAGAAGATCAAGTGGCCCGACAAGGTGAAGAACCTTGAGCTGATCGGCAAGCATGTTGATGTGCAAGCGTTTAAGGATCAGCTGGGTGTATCCGGTGGTATGAAGATCAGCCATGAAGATGCGCTGTCTGCACTGGAATGAACGAGCGCGAGAAAGAAATCCGGCGCAAGCTGCGTGATGACTTTGAGCACTACGCGCCACGGTGCCTGCATATCCGCACCAAAGAGGGCCGAGTCGAACCGTTTACACTGAATGAAGCCCAGCGCTACATCCATGCGTGTATCAGCGAGCAGAAGCGACTGACCGGCAAGGTAAGGGCGATCATCCTGAAGGGCCGGCAGCAGCGCGCATCCACTTACACCGAGGGGCGGCTCTACTGGCTGGTCACACACCGCAAAGGGGTAAGGGCCTTCATTCTGACGCATGAAGCCGAATCTACAGCGGCACTGTTCGAGATGGCCGAGCGCTATCACGAGAACTGCCCGGCACTGGTAAAGCCTTCAACCGGCGCAAGTAACGCCAAGGAGTTGATCTTTGATCGTTTGGATTCCGGGTACAAGGTTGGCACAGCTGGCAACAAAGGAGTGGGCAGGGGCACTACTCTGCAGTATTTCCATGGCTCAGAGGTTGGTTTCTGGCCCCATGCGTCAGAGCATGCCAAAGGTATCCTGCAGGCCATCCCAGACGCACCCGACACCGAAGTAATACTGGAATCCACGGCAAACGGGATCGGCAACTACTTTCACCAGCAATGGCAGCAGGCTGAAGCCGGCGAGAGTGAGTATATCGCCATCTTCGTTCCATGGTTCTGGCAGAAAGAGTACCGCAAGCCGGTACCGGAAGGGTTCAAGCCCACGGCAACCGAGCAGGATCTGAAAGAGCTGTACCGGCTGGATGATGAACAGATCATGTTCCGCCGCTTCAAGATTGCGGAATTGACGGTTGATGGTGTCGATGGCGAATCAGCCTTCAAGCAGGAATACCCGATGACGGCACAAGAGGCCTTCCAGGTATCCGGCGGGCAGTCATTGATTACACCTGAGCCAGTGATGAAGGCGCGGCAGTACAAATGCTTGGCGTCTGGGCCGCTCAAGATCGGCGTTGACCCGGCACGGTTTGGCAATGACAGCACAGCCATTATCCGACGCCGCAACCGAGCCGCGTACCAGCTGGAGCGGCACAAGGGCAAGGATACGATGGAAGTGGCCGGTCTGGTGTACTCCATCATCAAGAAGGAGAAACCGGCACAGGTGGCGATTGACGTGGGCGGCCTGGGTGCTGGGGTATATGACCGCTTGATGGAGCTGTTGCCCGAAAGCCAGAAGTATATTGTTGTTGCAGTGAACTTCGGCAGCAGCGCACTGGACCCGGAGCGGTACCGCAACAAGCGGGCNAATGTGGTGGGAGATGCGCGACTGGCTAATCGGTGACTTACCGGTGATGATTCCGGACGAGGATGCACTTCACGCTGACCTTTGCGGACCCCAGTACAAATACGACAGCAATCAGCGCCGAATCCTTGAAAGCAAAGAGGATATGCGTAAGCGCGGCCTGAGATCACCAGACGGTGCAGACGCTTTAGCACTGACCTTTGCCGAACCGGTGCGCGCACCTGACCGCTCTGAACAGCACGAAAACATCATTGGTGACCGGGTAGCCGGTTACTGATACCCATTCAAAGCACAGCCGTGAGGCTCTGATGAACGAATCTGTAAACCCTGTTGAGCAGGAAGAACAACTTGCCGAACGTCTGCAGGTGTTCGCGTCACGCCTGTCACGGCTTGCGCATGACCAAGCGGCACTACGCTCTGATATCGAACAGCGCTGGCTGAAGGATCTGCGACAGTACCATGGCGAATACCAGCCGGGTGAGTATGAGCGCATTCAGAAGGCCGGTGGCTCCCAGGTATTCGTCAACATCACCCGTAACAAGACCAATGCGGCTGAGGCTCGGCTGCAGGACATGCTGTTCCCGACTGATGACCGCAACTGGGGCATCAAGCCAACTCCGGTGCCGGAACTGGATAACGTCAAGCCTGGGCAGATGATGCAGGGGCCGAATGGTGAGCCTGTTGATGCAGGCAAGGTGGCTGACGAGATCCAGCGTGAAGCCAAAAAGAAAGCTTTGCTCATGCAGCAGGAGATTGATGACCAGCTGAATGAAGCACGGTACCCAACGAAAGCACGCGACATTATTCACGATGCCGCTCAGCTGTGTACCGGTATCGTCAAGGGACCGGTCGTTGTTGGGCGCATCCGCAAGCGCTGGGATATTCAGAATGACGGCACATCGATACTGCAGATCACCGAGGATCTAGCCCCCTCCATCGAGCGCGTTGATATCTGGGACTTCTACCCGGATATGTCGGCTCGCACCATTGATGAGTGTGAGTTCATCTTCGAGAAGCGTCGCCTGACAAAGCGGCAGCTGCGGGACTTTGCCCGGATGCCGGGTGTACTCAAAGGGCAGCTGCGTCAGCTGCTACGCACGGAAGCCAAGGAAACCCACGTTGCCAAGGACTACGTGAACGATATCCGCAGCATCACCGGTGTCGGTAGCGTTGTTGACTCCAACCGCTATGAGATATGGGAGTACCACGGCCCGATCAGTAAGGCAGAGTTGATTGATGCGATGCAGGACACGGAAGAGCCGCTGCCCGAGGAGGAGATTGACGAACTGGATGACGAACTGGAAGCGGTGGTGTTCTTCTCCGGTCAGTGTGTCCTGAAGGTGGCAATCAATCCAATGGACACCGAGGACCGTCCATACTCGGTATTCAACTGGGAGAAAGACGAGTCCAGCATCTTTGGCTTTGGCGTGCCATAACTGATGCGCAATCCGCAGAAGGTGATCAACGCCGCCTGGCGCATGATGATGGATAACGGCGGCATGAGCGTGGCTGATCAGGTGGTGGTCAATCGCGAGATCGTGCAACCGGCAGACGGAAGCTGGCAGCTTGGTCCGAAGAAGCTGTGGTACCTGAGGGATAAAACTCGCAGTGTTCAGGAGGCTTTCGCCACCTTCAGCACTCCCAGTCACCAAGTGGAGCTTGCCAATATTTTTACCATGGCACGCCAGCTGGCTGATGAGGAAACCAACCTGCCGTTGATCGCCCAGGGCGAGCAGTCGTCACACGTCACCAAGACCAGCAGCGGCATGGCTATGCTGATGAACAGCGCGAATATTGTGCTTCGTCGTGCGGTAAAGAACTGGGATGACGATATTACCCGGCCCACCATTACGCGCTTCTACGACTGGAACATGCAGTTCAGCGAGAGCCCGGAGGTCAAGGGCGATTACACCATTGATGCCCGTGGTTCTGGCGCCTTGCTCGTCCGTGAGAAGCAGCAGGAGAACCTTCTGGTGTTTGCCAACGTGACCGGAGGTAACCCGGAACTGGCATTGCGTCGAGACTGGGAAGGGCTGGATCGTGAAATAGCCAAGGCGCTTGAGGTTCCATACCACCAGATCACCCTGTCTGATGCTGAGATTGAAGAACGCAAGAAACAGATTGCCGAGTCCCAGCAGCAGCCTGAAGATCCAAACGCTCAGATCAAGGCCGCTGAACTGCAGCTCAAGCAGCAGCAGATGCAGGTCGATGCCCAGTTGAAGCAGCAGGAAATGCAGTACCGGCAGCAACTGGATGCGGCTAAGCTGCAGCAAGATCGTGAGCTGAAGCTGGCCGACATTGCAGCCCGGGAGAACATGACCGTGGCACAGCTGCAGGCCAAGCTGCAACTGGAGCAAGTCAAGATCCAGACGCAGCGAGATAAGGCGGCTGGTGATCTGGCATTGAAGCGCACGCAGACGCAGATGCAGGCCGAAAACCTGGCACGGGGGTTTGATACCTTCTGATGAACCAGATCGACAAGCACAGTGAAACCTGGCTGGCCGTGACCGAGTGGGCGCAGAGCCAGCGACTGGAAGCGATTGAATCTCTGATCGCAAACCAAGAATCAGAACGGCAACGCGGCAAGATTGATCTGATCAATCAGTTGCTTTGCCTGACGGATACCGAGGACGACCCGGTAATCGTGTCGGACTCATACTCATAACCCGAAACCAATAGCCGCCTGTGAAGGCCGCTGGAGGCACCATGCAAAACGAAGAACAGCAGAACGCGCACGATCAGGAACTGGAATCAGCCTTTGATGAGTTTGCCACTGGGGAAACTGGCGGAGAGCAGGTCAATCAGGCCCGTGATGAGCAGGGCCGGTTTGCAGCTGAAGATTCGCTGGACGATGAACCAGGTGGCGACAATGGCGAGGACGGACAAGGCGAGCAGGGCGAAGAAGATGGGCAACAGCCTGACCCGCTTGCTGAACTGGAGCGCTACAAGCAGGAAGCCCAGCAGTGGCAACACCGCTACAACAGCGACCTTGGCCGCCAGAACGCCCTGCAGCGCAAGATTCATGAGCAGGAGCAACTGATCCAGCAGCTGCAAAGCAAAGCCCCCCAGGCATCCAATCAGAGCGGTACTGATAATCCTGAAGGCTCAGGCTATACCGATGCCGAATGGGAGGCACTGAAAGAGGACTTCCCTGAAGTGGCGCAGGCGTTGGAAAAGCGCATGGCAGCCGTATCCAGCCAGTACCAGAACCAGATTAAGCAGCTGCAGCAGCAGATCCAGCCGATCCAGCAGCAGGCGCATGAGCAGTATGTCAGCTCACAGTATCAAATTCTGGAGCAGCAGCACCCCGACGGGCGGGACGTGGCTGCCACAAACGAATTTCGCCAATGGGTCAGCACGCAGCCACCGGCGGTACAGCAGTTGATGGGATCAGAAAGCGCCGCAGATGCCGCGTATCTGATCAGCAACTACAAGCTGGCCACCGGCATGCAGCAACAGCAGACCCAGGCGATGAACCAGCGCCGGCAACGGCAGCTGCAGAACGCGCAGACAATCCCCAATCGTGGCGGACGGCGCAACCCTGGTCAGCCGGCAGAAGATGACCTTGATGCCGCGTTTGACTATTTCGCAAACCAGTAAGGCCGCTCGCGCCGCCTGACACACTGGTTTGCTCTGATCCACCCGCGCAAGCACCAAGCGGACGATTCCCAAAACCCTGCCTCCTTCGCTGGACGCGGGGTTTTGCTGTGACTCCTCCGTGTAAGCAAGCGAAAGGGTAGCAAAGCAGAACCTTTTACTTATCTTGCACTTAGGAGCAATACCATGGCACAGACTACATACTCCAGCCTGTCCCAGCGCACTACAGCGTATGCGATGACCGAGCACCTCAAGCACGCCGAGCCGGTCGCTGTACTGACCAAGTACGGTATGACTAAGCCGGTGCACAAAAATAAATCACAGACCGTGAAGTTCCGCCGTCCGGTACCGCTGGCACTGGCCACCACTCCGCTGACTGAAGGCACAGCCCCGACTTCCAAGGCGCTGACCTACGAAGACGTGGAAGTGAGCCTGAGCCAGTACGGTGACGTGGTTGAAATCACTGACGTGGTTCACGACCTGGCAGAAGACCCGGTACTGAAGGATGCCACCACTCTGACCGGTGAGCAGTCTCAGGAAACTTTCGAGTCCCTGCTGTGGGGCATCATTCGCGGCGGCAGCAATGTGTTCTATGCCAACGGCTCTGCCCGTAACGCGGTGAACAGTGCAATCAGCCTGCCCAAACAGCGTGCCGTGACCCGTCTGCTGAAGGCCGAGCGTGCGAAGAAAGTTACCAAGATGGTATCCAGTTCCGTCAAGTACGGCACTGAAGCCATCGACGCCGCTTTCCTCGCATTTGCACACACCAACCTGGAAGCGGATATCCGTGACCTGACTGGTTTCGTACCAGTAGAAAAGTACGGTTCCATGAAGCCGCTGCCGTATGAGATCGGCAAGGTTGAAGATGTACGTTATATCCTGACTCCGGTACTGGAGCCTTGGGAAGATGCCGGCGGCGCAACCAGCACCATGGTATCCACCACTGGCACCAATGCTGACGTGTACCCGATCATCTACACCGGTCAGGATGCCTACGGCCACATCGCCCTGAAGGGCAAGGAAGCGGTTGAGATGAAGATCCGCCAGCCGGGTGAGATCGATTCCAACGACAAGCTGGGCCAGGTGGGCTGGGTAGGCTGGAAGTCCTACTGGAAAGGCTTTATTGCCAACGAAGCGTGGCTGTGCCGCATGGAAGTGGCGGCAACTGATCTGGCATAACCGGTGATGTAACAAGGGGAGTCATTCGCTTCCCCTTTCTTTTTTNAAGCCGCCCGCGAAGGGCCGCAGGAGAACGACATGAACGAGATCAACCTTGAATCCATGGGCAAAGACGAACTCAAGGAGCAGGCAAAGATTCTGGGTATTACGCTGGCTGGTAACCCCGGCGAAGACACCATTCGCGCCAAGATCAGTGAAGCGCTGGGCGAGCCTGATCCGGCTGCTGAAGCCAAGGCTGCACCGAGCCGCAATGACACCGGTGTTGCGATCCGCAAAGGCGAGAAGCGTTACACCATCAAGATTCACAAGGACGGCAAGGACAGGCAGCCTGTCATGCTGGGCTGTAATGGCCGTGTGGTTCGCATCAAGCGTGGCGAGACTGTCACCATAGGCGAGGGCCTGTTCCACTCCCTGAACAACGCTGTCCAGAACGTGCGTGATGAAGACACCGGAGAATGGACCGAGGTACCGTCCTACCCGTTCACCGTGCTGGGCATTGAAGATCCCGAGGACTGATAAATGAACTTCCTGCAACTGTGTCAACGGCTGCGGCAGGAGTGCGGAGGTAGCGGCACGGGTCCTACCTCCGTTACAGGCCAAAGCGGTGAAAACAAACTCTGGGTTGATTGGATAGCGCAGGCTTGGCGAGAAATCCAGAATTACCGCACTGACTGGGGCTTTCATTGGGCTGTGTTGAGCCAGCCGATTGCAGAAGGCAGTGGTATTGTGTCGTTGCCGGCCGATCTGCGCACCCTGAGTGGTGACACGCTGCATATCGATGGCTATGTGATCAGCGTTATGCCGTGGGCACAGATGCAGCAATTGCGCCGACAGGCCCTAAGCACAGGGAGGCCGACCGGCTGCAGCATGGCGCCCAATGGGCAGCTGTACCTGAACGCAACACCCGACACAGATTACACACTTTTTGGCGAGTATTACGCCAAGCCGCAAGAGCTGACGGAAAACGATGATGTACCCCTGCTGCCGAGTCACTACCACATGCTGATCGTCTACAGGGCCATGATGCTGTACGCCGGGTATGAAAACGCACAGGAAGTTTTCAGCTCAGGACAGATGCAGTACCAGCAGACGCTGGCCGACATTGAACTGGATCAGTTGCCTGTGATGATGATGCCGGGGTCAGTCGCATGAGCCAGCAGCAATACACACCTCTATCCGGTGGGCTCGATTTGATCACCCCACCGACGCAGGTAGACCCGGGACGCGCAATTTTGGCGCTGAACTATGAATGCCCTGTTGAGGGTGGTTATCGTAGCATAAGTGGCTATACCCGCTTGGGTGAAGGCGTCCCGGGTCGGGGCCAGATTCTCGGTGTCGCGGTCTGGCAGGGTGATTTCTACTCCATTCGAGAGCAGGAGTCCGGCGGCACCGCGGCACTCTACCAGTGGAACAGCAGTACCGGTGTCTGGGATCAGCTGGGCACCGGGATGGCTGCGGGCCGGTATGAGTTCACCATCGGCAACTTCTACGCCACAGCCGCCAGCGAGGCGCTGTACATGGTCTGCCCAAACGGGAAGCCGTATGAGTGGAATGGCGCCACGCTGACTGAGCTGGCAGCAGCGCAGAGTGGCGCGGCACATATCATTGCCCACGACAACCGGCTGATCCTTGGGTTTGAGGCAGGGACAATTCAGATATCTGAGGCAGGATCCCCGGAGGGCTGGGATGGAACACTGGGGGCTGCAGAGATTGGTGCTTCTGATCGCGTGACTGGATTGGCATCGCTTTCAGGGGGGGTGCTGGCAATATTCTGTGCCGACTCCATAAAGGTTCTTTACGGCACCAGTGTAGATGACTGGGAGTTAAAGGTGCTATCTGCCAATGCAGGCGCCAAACGATACAGCATTGCCAGCATGGCGCAGCCGCTGTTTATTGGTGACCAGGGCCCGACTTCACTGGAAGCCACTCAAGCCTTTGGTGACTTCAGTGTCGCAGCTTGGGGGCGCATGGTGTCTCCGTTGTTCAGTAGTGGATATCAGCCGGTTGCCAGCTGTGTCAGCAAGAAACATAACCAATATAGGGTGTGGGATGTCAGTGGTCGCGGAATAAGAGCGACATTTTCCGGCAATGAACTGGCCGGGATTACGCTGACAGAGTTTCCGCATGTACTGAAATGCGTGGCGCAGGGCGAGGACAGCAGCAACAACGAACTGGTTATCTTCGGTGACGACTCTGGTCACGTGTATCAGATGGACAGCGGCACCGCATTCCATGACCAACCCATCGAATCAATTCTGACGCTGCAGTCCAACCACTGCGGATCCCCGTCTGTACGTAAACGGTTCCGCCGGGTATTTCTTGAAACGACGGGCGTGGATACCACTGATCTGAGTGTTCTGCCGGGGTTTGATTATGGTGACGATGACATCTCACGTCATCTCAGGATTGTCGGCATTATGGCGGCCGGCGGCTTCTTTGACTTCAGCGAGTGGGGTGATTTTGCCTGGTCAGCCCCGTACCAGTCCAACACCCCGATCAGCATCGCCGGCTCCGGCGAAAACATGAACCTGTCTTTACACCACAGCAGCAGCACGGCGGCGGCGCACTCCATTCGTGGCTACATGCTGCACTACGATTCGCGGAGGCAGATGCGTGGTTAACAGTTACTACGACAACCAGAACGAAGCCCAGCGATTTCAGCCGGGCGAACGCGCCCGGGCGTCCGACGTGGATGCCAAATTTGACCAGGTGGAAGCTGGATTTGATTTACTGCCAACCCCCGCTTCTACCGGCAAGGGGTTTTCCGAGGCGGTCAAGGTGGGTACGGCTACCGATGCCGCACATGCCATGCCGTACGCCCAAGTGCTCGAAAAGATCCCGGAGTGGGTTAATGCACAGGCGTACAGCGGGCTTGTCCCGTACAGCTATGGTGATATCGCCATTGGCTCAGACGGCATTACTTATCGGTTTGTTGGCAGTGCGCCGGCGACCGGTGACGATCCTGTCACCAGTGAAACCGACAACTGGTCGCCCTACGGGGGCGGGGGTACAAAAACCCTCGGCACCCTGACGGCTTCGGTGATCAACGGCGAAACGCGCACAATCACCCTGGATGATGAGATTGAAATACCGGTATTGACCGTGCTGAAGGAAGTGGTGGATACCGGGGTTGTCAATTCCGCCTGGAATGTCGCTGCCGACGGCAGCAACTACGACGTTGAGAATTTCGCCTACAACACCAGCATTCAACCGAGCGCGACCAGTGGCGATATAATACTGACGCTCGGTAGTGGTGCGTTCAGTGCCGCTGATGTTGGCAGGATGGCGGTATTCAATGGCGGCAAGGCGGTCGTTTCAGCGACGGACGGCAGCGCCACGGTTATCGATGCGTTCAATGATACGAGCGTGATCAGCGCTGGTAACTGGCGCCTGGTTGAAGCTGGCTTCGATACAGGCGGCGTTTACGTGGTAAACACGGTCAGCGGATTTGATGATATCGCACTGGCGGCAAAGTACACCAACACAAAAATCGGCGTCATAGATACTGGTAAGCTTATTCTGGCATCCAATGACGCCGACGCATCGAGCCAGCCATTTGTCAGTATCCGCTCAGCAGCGGGTGT